AGGTAGGCCATGCCCTCCGGAGCAGGCTCGCCGCGGTAGGAGTCCATGACCAGGGCGGTCTTGCCCAGCAGGGCGGGCTGGTCCAGCCCGATGTAGGTCGCGCGCTTCACTGCCCCACCTCCCCGAGCTCCTCGCGGTAGTCCTTGATGACCTGGAGCCCCACGCACACCTCCGACTCGGAGGCTTCGCCCATCGACCGCTTCTGCGAGAGGCGCCAGTCGAGCTCGGCCACTGCGTCGATCTTGGCAGCCAGCCGCCGGTCCTCCAGGTTGAGACACGGGGTCAGGTCGGTGTAGTGGACCATGACCGGCGAGCGGCGGTCGTCATACGCCACCAGGGCGACGAGAGGCCGGTCCTCCACCCGGAACTGCGGGCCATCCTCGTCATAGCGGATGGTGCCCTCCTGGGCGTTGCGCCAGCCCACAAACACGCCCGTGACTGAGCGGCCATCCTTGTGAAGCGGCTCGCAGCCCATGGTGCGCTTCATGGGGCTGTAGAGCGTGCCCGTCCCGCTCTGCGTGAACTGGGCCTTGGCGATGTGGGTGAAGGTGACCCGCTGGCCGAGCTCGAGCTCAGGGCGGCCGTCGTGGTAGAGCTTACGCGCGGTCATCGCTGGCCTCCGGTCCGTAGTGGAGGGGATCGCGCTTGGGAGCCACATAGCCCGGCTCGAGGATGGCGCGGAGTTGGGGCACGGTCAAGACCAGCTGCAGGAGGCCGCCGCCTTCACCAGCGCAGTGGCACAGCAGGGCCGCGTGCTCGGGGCCGATCTGGCCCTCGGTCTTGGGAGCACGGCCGATGACCATGACGGGCACCTGCATGTGCTCGAACACGGCGCCGGTGGGCAGGTTGTCGCGGAGCCAGTCGTTCTCAGCCCGCCAGATGACCGAGCGGTGAATCCAGCGGTCTTCTTGCTCACGGGTGACCGGCCGGTTGGCGTGCATAGTGGCACGGCGATGGAGGTTGTCCAGGTGGTCCTGCTCCTCGTCGGGAGTCAGGGGAATCTCCTGGTAAGGGACCAGGTTCTTGGGATCGATCAGACGCATGGCGTGGGCCTCATGTGGTACGGTTGACTAGGAGTTCACATCGTAGCCGGTCGTCGCCCTGGCGGCCGCCCTCATCTGAGGCCGGAAAAGAACAAGGCCCGCACAGTGGCGGGCCTTGAGGGTGTTGGTGTCCTGCTCTCGGGTGGACCTCCGAGCAGGACGGGGTGTGCCGGCGTGGGGCCATCAATCCCGTCTCCCAGGTGATGAGCCTGGGCGCGTGTCCCTCTCCACGAGGGCCGCATCCGTCACGGTGGCGAGAGGTAGATGCCACTGCTAGAGGAGCGAGTCGACCGGGAACTCCCAATCCGTCCACCCTCAAGTCTAGCGCTGTCTCACCGGTCAGCGTGTCGAGGCATGTGATAGATGATGCCAGGACCCGAAGGCCCTGGACACCATCAGAACGAGCCAGCGCGGATGGACTTCCGCTTGAAGCGCGCCCGGTAGCGCGACTCGTCCCCGATGTGGTCCTCGACGTCGCTGTCCACGTCGTCCAGGTCCTTGTCGCTGCGAGGCAGGCTGGGGAAGGTGCGCATGAAGTGGGGGCAGCGCTCGCCCACCACGAAGAAGCCGGGCTCCTCGCGCGGGCCGAGGCGGGGATTGCCCTCCTCGTCCGTGTTGAGCGTGCCCTTGATGAGCTTGCGCAGCGTCTGCCAGCCCTGCTTGCGTGACCCGGGGCCCTTGTCGGCCTTCTCCCACTTCACGCCCTTATTCGCCATGTCCTTGGCGATGCAGACCCCGTTCTCCTCGTCGAAGATGGAGGAGTCGGCCGGCCCAGGCTTGACGCGCCCCGCCAGCCCCATGGCCACCTCGCGCAGCTTGATCCCCTCGGCGATGTCGCCAGCCAGCATGTGCAGGCCCTTGTTCTCCTCTCCCTTCTGGCAGCCATACCACTCGCCTATCCGGAAGAGGTCCCCTGGCACGGTGTGAAGGATTCGGCCACCGGGCAGCACCAGGTCGGTCCCGTCGGACTCCGCCCACCACCCGACAGAGAAGGGCTTGGACGAGCCCCAGTCGAAGGAGCGGTCCACGATCCAGGAGCGCGGCACCGGGAAGTGCGGGAGCACGTGCTTGCTCGCCCGCCAGAGGTCGTCGAACATGCCGCCCGACGTGATGTCCCAGCTGCCCTGCAGCCAGGCCTCGACCTGCTGCGGGTTGGACGCCGCGGCGCGGATGCGGCCGATGTAGTCGGGGTCCGCGTCCAGGAGGATGCGGTTCTCGTGGATGTTCCCGTGGATCGCCACGCGGTCGGGCTCGCCGGGCGTCTTGATGATACGCCCACGCATCTGGGGCAGCTGCCACCGGAGCTTGACCCAGTTGTGGCCCTTGCCGTAGGGGTTTGTCGTGGCGCGCACCTTGCGGGGCATGCCCGGCATGGTGGAGCGGCAGCACGAGAACATCAGCAGGTAGCAGGTCGAGGTGGCCCAGTTCGTGAGCTCCTCCCAGCCGATCCACGGGTATGCGTGCCCGTGATAGTTGTCGTAGTCCGAGGCCTTGCTCATGTGGCGGAGCAGCAGCTGCTCGCCGTCGGGGAAGGTCCAGGTGTACTTGGACTCGTTGAACTCGGCCGCTGGGAACCACAGCTTGAACCAGGCCTTGGACTTCGCCACGACGTCGGAGAGCTGCGGGTAGGTCTCGCGGAACAGGATGCCCCGCCAGGCCGCGCCGTAGCCCTGCCCCACGTGCTGGCAGAAGTCGGCCAGCAGCGCGTCCGTCTTGCCTGGGCCACGGGTTCCCTCGTACAGGGTCTCGAACACGGGGCTGGTCATGAAGATGACCTGCGAGCCCGCCTGGGGAATCCAGGGGCGCACGATCCTCTGCCCGGGCCCGCTAGGCGGTCGTAGCCGCATCGCGCATCTCCTTCGTGAGCCGGGTGCGGCCGCACATCAGCACGGCCTCTCCCCGGTGGGTGTTGACCTGGACCGTCACCGGCTCCAGGTGGTAGGGGTTCGCGCAGCAGCGTACCCTGCATTTGTGGTCCAGGACCAGGCCCTCCGGTATCGGGCCGACGAGGCGCTCGTAGACCTCGCGGTGGACCATCATCTTTCTACCGCGAACGCTGACCCGGCCGTAGCCGTTGCGGTTGAGCTCCCCGAGCCACACCCAGCAGCCGCACTCCGGTATCGTGATGAGCCTGTCCTCCCAGGAGGGAGGCAGGCTGCTCACTCCTCTCCCCTCGGCGCCTGGTACCGACCCTCGCCGGTCGGCTCCAGGTGGTCCGGGACCCTGGCCGTCTCCGGCCGGCGGTGCGGGCAGTCCACGTGGGAGCAGCCCTCGCGCGGGCGCCTGGCGCACGTGGCGCACTTCTCGGCGGGGCGGCTCATACGACCCTCCCCAGGCCGGACAGCGCGGCTAGCCACCGGGGAGTCGTGAAGTCCTTCCAGTAGTCCAGGGAGCGGTTGAACTCCCGGTAGACCTGGCGCGGCTCCTGGACGTCCCGGAGGGCATAGTATTCGAGCTCCTCCGCCCGCCAGCCCAGGGTGACCTCCTGGAGCACGCCTTCACGGGTGCGCACCAGGTAGTGCAGGATGGGCTGGTCGTCGTCCAGGTAGATGCACTCCACCAGGGTGAGGCCCTGGTCAGGGTGCGTCCTGATCCACTCCACTGAGTTCTCGTGGCAGCGGAAGTTGAACATGCCCTGCACGGGCATGACGCGGACCCTGGTGTGGGTGGCCCGCAGGTGGGCAGCGATCTTCCTATGGGCGCGCCGCTCCAAGCGCCCTGCGAGCCAGGCCCTCATGGTCAGAACCCCTTGGCCTTGCGCTCGCGGCGCTCCGCGCACTCCAGGGTCAAGCCGTAGCCCAAGGCCAGGCGACGCGGGTCGACGTCCTCGCCACACCCGCAGGCGCAGCTGCCGTCCTCGGTGGGCGGGACGCGGTTGGCCTGGGCCCGCCTGCGCTGCTCGGCAATGGCGTCCTCGTTGCGGATGGCCTCCTCCGCTGATGCACGGTCCATGGGGTCCGGGTGGTGTTCCACCTCGACGGCGTTCTCTTGCATAGGTTGACTCCCTACTTCTGGTTGTTGGTGTCGCCGGTGTTCCCGGCGTACTGGGCCTGCTGCTCCCGGGCCACCTTGGCCCAGTCATCAGGTGCGATAGGCGCAGGCACCACGAGCACGCCCGTAGTCCCCTCGCCGAAGCCATGCTCGACCTTGTGGTTCTCCCGGTACTTCGCCGGGTCTGCGCCCTTGAGCAGGAGAGCCATCAGGCTGTCACTGTACTTGCGGATGGTGAGGAACTTCTCCTCGCCGGTCTCGCCGTCCACCAGGCGCGTCGGCTGCCCCTGGTAGATCACAGGCTCATCGTACCCGTCCACAGCGCGGCGGTGAGCCTCCGCTTCAATCCGGTCCCGGGCCTCGCCGATCGCGTTCTGGTAGAGCTCCTCGAACCACTCGTCGTCTTTGCGCCAGTGGGCAGTCACGAGCTGCCGAGAGACCCCGGCCGCCTCGAGACCGTCCAGGACGATCCCGCGCACGGCGAACGCGCGGAGGAAGAGGACCTTCTTGGTGAGGCTCATTTGCTCCACGCTTGAGAGGCCCTTGAACATGTCGTCATCCAGCTGCAGCTTGGAGACGGGACCGAGCATCGCGATCGCCTCCTTCTCGACGTCGGTGAGTGTGCGCTTGGCCATCACGGCCTCCTTCTGAGAATGTCACGTTGCCCGCAAGTGTACGCCGGGGCGCCCAGGCCGGGAACCAACAGTGCTGGCATACTTCCACCTCCAGCTCCGTGCATGCGCGCGACCCCAACGTCAGGCTCCGTCCGACGGAAAATGGGCGCGGAGGCATCGAGGGATGAGGGGTCCGCGGCCCGTCCGCGGCCACCCTCTGCGGGGCCCGGGTTCGGCCACTGGGGACCCGAACTGCTCCCGCAGCATCCCGCCCTTGTCGTGCGTGTCGCCCAAATTGTCTGTTTCAAGGGAGAACTCCTGTTTTCTCTAGTAAATCTAATACGATATAAACCTTTATATTAAAGGTCTAGATAAATAAATCTAAGTAAATCAAGTAGTTATCACACAATCTAAGGCATCTAAGCCATCTGAGCCGAGTAGCCGTGCAGGAAAGTGACCGAGGAAAAAAAGGTCGTTTTCGTTTTCCTGGTACAACACCGAGCCCGAGGCTCGTATCGCTCAGAATCGCCGTAACGCCTTGATCCGCAAGACTTTTGCCAGCTGAACCTGGTCTTTCACGGGGCTCAGAGTCTCAGACTGCTCGCCCGATCTAGGCCTGGCCACCGACTCTCGCCCTGGGACCAGGAGCGAGGCGGTGGCCGACCTTCCCGCCGTCAGTCGAAGGCGTCCTTCGGCCAGTCGATCTTGCTGCCGAAGCGGGTCTCCATCATCTCGCGGCAGGCATCCAGGGCCGGCAGCTTCGATGCCGACGCCCGTCCGGCGCGGTCCACCTTGATCGTGTAGTCCGAGTCGTCGGGCTTCACCTGGGTGTTGACCATCTGACCGTTGAGCAGCTTGTTGAGGCGCATCCCGAACGCCACGGGGTCGGCGGGCCTGTACACCCGCTGCTCCTTGGCGAACTCCAGGTAGTCGGACCGCAGGTGCTCCTTGATGACGACCACGCCGCCCTCGTGCCAGTCGCCCCGTGCGTTGGGCAGCATCCCGTCGAGGAGCTTGTTGTACCACCAGCGCTCGACGTCGTCCATCGTCATGACCTTCTGGTCCACGAGCGCCTTGGTGGCGGGAACGTTGTCGCGCGGCGCCCAGTCGCCCAAGGGCCTGAGCAGCAGGTCGTGCAGCATGGCCTCGAGCCCGCCCTCCTGGTACATCTGCCTGTTGACGGCAGCGAAGAAGGCCTTGTCGCCCCGCCTCTTGCTGTTCACCTGGAACACCGCGAAGCGCCGCTCGCCGTCGAGGCCGGCGGGCACAACCCAGTCACCGTTCGCCGCCATGATGATGTGCACGTGGTTCTTGCCCATGACCGCGTCGCGGCCCTTGCCCTCGTACGCGATGGTCGGCTCGGTGACCAGCTGCTTGAGCTTTGCCTCGCCCGCCTTGTCGCCGGCCCAGAAGGCCTCGTCGGCGAACAGGCAGATGCAGTTCTGCAGGTGGGAGTTGAAGCGCCCGACAAGGTGCTCCGGCGAGCTGATGTGCAGGCCGTGGCCCCCGGCAAGCGCGGCCGCCGCCCGGCCGAGCGTTCCCTTGCCCGTACCCTTCTCACCCTTGAAACACATGGCCACCTCGGCCGCCCGCGACGGGTGCTGCACCATGTAGGCCAGCCAGTCCATGACGTACTCGTAGTGGGACTCGACGCCATCCACCAGGACCTCGCGGACCAGCTGCTGCAGCATGGACCAGTCGCCCTTGCGGGGCTGGTACGCCCAGCCGCGCCACAGGTTCAGCCAGTCGGGGTGGTTGCGCTCGGGATCGAAGATGATGCCCTTGTACTGGCGGCGCTGCGCAGACCTGATCCACATGGAGGACCGCGTCACGAGCTTGTCCCCGAACTCGACAAGCTGGTTGCAGTAGAGGTTCTCGAAGTCCTCCTTGGTGGAGCGCTGGAAGAACGGCCTGTTAAGGACCGGGTCCATCTCCTCGGTGAAGATGCGGAACTTGCCGCCCTCCATCACGACGCAGTGCCGCTCGTTCATCTCCTCTATGACCGCGTCCTTGCCGACAGCCTTGGGCTCCTCACGCAGGAGCGCATCGTCGACGCCCTGGCCGAGCTCGGAGGGGTCCTCGTACACCTCGAAGTCGTCCTCCGGCTTGACGCGGGCGACCTCGCCGCCGGCGGCCTGCACGACCTTGTGGAGGTACTTGACGGTCACGGGGCGACCGCCCTTGCCCGCGGTGGCGTGCAGCGAGTCCCACCGGCGGCCGATGATCCAGCCGTCGTCCTGGTACTCCGGGTCCTGCGTGGACCACTCGATGAACTCCTGCCGCCCCTCGCCGTTGGTCGCGTGGTGGCAGGCCATCATCAGGTCGCGCCACGTGTCGTGGTCCCTGAAGTCCTCGGGGTCCAGCTGCTCGAGCGTCTCGACAAGCATCTCGGGGGTAAGCTCACCCAGGCCGGCAGCCTCGCCGTGGGCCCGGGTCGGGCGGCGGATCAGGCGCAGCAGGGTGACCGGGAGCTCCGGCATCTCGTCGAGGCCGGGCGCGAGGTCGTCCCACGCGTAGTGGCGGCCGTTCGGGTGGACCGAGCCGGCGGCAACGACTTGGCGGCCGAGCGACTTGAACTCGACACCTTGGTAGTCCTCGAGGGAGTCCAGGAGCGAGACGTCGGCCGGCTTGGCGAACCAGTAATGGTGCCCGCCCGAGCCCGTGATCGTGTGTGGGCACAGGTCGAGCTGCAGGCCTACGTCCTTGACCAGCTCGGCGAGCGAGTCGCGGCCCTCGGGGAAGTTGCGAGGGTCGACGTCCAGGACCATGATGGACGCCGGCAGGCGGATGCCGACGTTGATGCCGTCACGCTCGGCCAGCGCCTTGACTCCGTGGGAATCGTACTCTCG